GCTCGCTGGGTGAAGACCTCTTCGGCCTCACGGCGTTGATCTGCCAGTTGCTGCATCCGCTTGGTAAAGGCGGCTTCCCTCTGGATGCCATCCTTGAATTCGCGGTAGGGAACGGTCTGCTCCACCCCATCGACCTTCACCTTGACCAGAGAGTCGTCACTGAGATCGACAACTTTTTGATCAGCGGGTGAAACCGACGTAGACCGAAAGTCCACAGCCGGTGACGACGGGGTGACAGGCTCGGCTACGGGAGTCGAGTCTGCCGTCGGATCGGACGGGTGCGCCATGGCTTTCTCATAGAGCGAGCTGAAGTCCACGGTCGCGGGTTGCACAAAATCGGGTGCATCAACAACATCAGACATGCAAAAGACGTCAACTAGTGCCCAAGGGGCGTGCTAGGGAAACCCAGCCTCTGGATCGTCACTCCGGGGAGGTGGAGCCGAAGAATGTGGAATATGCGGCTGTCGTTCTTCGACAGTCAACTAGGCCGCTGACAGCAGGTGCCGAAGAATGAACTCTTCGACAAGTTTGTCGTCCTGCTGACGGATGGTGTAATAGTTGTCAACCGAGCCCGTGGCCGCGACGATAGTCGCTGGACACCACGTAACTGCTTGGCCTTTAATAGTTAAGGTTGCCTGACCCTCGATGGCGATGGGGTCACTATTGACGGACCCAACGCCTCGAACCCATTGTTTACCCTTGATGGCCGGAATATCCGGGACGGCCAGTGGGGCCAGGGTGGGTAGGTCAGGAACCTGCGGCTTGAATTCAAAGGACGGGAACTGGGCCGGTGGGATTGGCTCGATGGCCAGTTCCACGGGAGGCAGCGGTTCGGGTTGCGTCTGCCCCAGTTCTTCCAGGATTTTTGACGCTTGACTGACGAACCGGTCATACCGGGCCAAGTCAATAACGTCATGTCCACCTGGACGTTGCCTTCTGCCTTTGGCCCTGAACGAGGCGGCGGCTGTCGTAAAGGCGACAACCCCCGTAATTCCAGAAGTCCCAGTTGAGCCAGTTCCGGAGAGGCTTGCTGCAGCTGTTTCCAGTGCAACAGACCCATTATACTCCAGTTTACCGGAAATGTCAAGGCTTGCCGCATTAGAAGTAAAAGCTGCTTGGCCAGTAAAGTTTTCATTACTGGAGGCTGAAAGGCTTGCCGCAGCCCCCGTAAAGGAGGCAGTTCCAGTAAAGACTTCGGAACCAGTGGCCGAAAGGCTTGCCGCCGCTGTCGTTACATCTGCTGTGCCACTAAATGTTTCTGATCCAGTGGCTGAAAGGCTCGACGCAGATGTAGTAAATGCTACGGTTCCACTGAAGGTTTCCGACCCGGTAGCTGAGAGGCTCGCAGCTGATGTGGTGAGGGCTACGGTGCCAGATATTGCTGCTGGACCTGGAGCATTGACAAAGACACCATTGGTCTGATATTGGACTGTCTGGTTGTCATTGGCAAAACCAGTTTCGCGCTGGTATTGAGTTGCCACGTTAACTCACCTGGGCAAGTGGATCGTAATAGACTGTGGTGCTTGCTTTGGCTACTGCCACATAGAGGCGAATAAGGCCAACGGCTTTGGGTGCAATGGTGATGCTCAGTTTTTGCTTGACCGGCGTTGTCAGGCCCGTCGTGGTCCATGTTGACGTGCTGTCTGTTGTCAGATTAGTGGCCGACCCAAAGACTGGATCGGAGACACGGGATGTGGACCAACTACCAAGGGGTGATGTGGTTGCCCCTTGGAATTCTGCTTCAAGCCACGCATCGGCATTGGTCAACGTCACGTTATCGGTCACGGTGGCGATGGTGAGGGTGACGTTGCCGCTGGTCGTGGTATTCCAGACTTCGATGGGCAGCGAGAGGTAGGGGCTGTAGAGGAAGTCATCAGACAGCGTATTGGTGACGACTTTGCGGCTGACCGTCGTGGTGCCGTCACTGGCCCCACCAGACCTAACAATTGTTGTTTCTTGCTGCTCGGTGCCCTGGTCAATACTTTTGTAGTAGCGGTAATTGGTGGCACTGCTGTCGCTGTTCACAACCTGGACGTCGGCCTGCCCACTGATTGCACTGCCCGTCGTGATGGACACGGAAGAGCCAAGTTTGCAGTCGATGAGGCGGAAGGTGCATCCAGCCTGGGCAAGGCTGACAAGATTCTTGCCGCTGCCAAGGGCTGACAGGTCTACTCCCATCAGTGTGGTCGTGCAGCTCCCACTGGCGGTGGCCCCCGTGAACAGCGTCGTTGGAGCCGAGCCAGCACTGTCAATGCTGCCACCCTTCCACACGAACGGACCCGCCGGCGCGTTGTTGTTCACCGCCACCACACTCTGGCCCGTGGCGGAAAACTTCAGGGTGCAATTTTGCCACTGCACCTCGTTGCCTTGCACGGCGTTGGTGGTGCCCAGCGCCAACGTGCCTGACCCCGCTCCCGTGAAAGTAAAGTTACAGGCATTGTAGATTTGACGCCCATAGGCCGTGTTGTAAAACTCAAAGCCCGTGGCCGTGAAGGTGATGCCGTAGACGTCCAGGTAGCCCGCCGTCGTGACACCAGTCATCGTGCCACCCGTATACGTTACGGTGGCTCCCGTAGCCAGGGCTGTCGGTGGGGCTGCTGACGAGTTCACACAGTAAATGTGCAGCGGGGCTGTGTTGCTGCCCAGTGTGGCAATGGATTTGGGCTGTGTGGTAGATGATTCGGCGTGGCCACTATCGACGTAGTAGGTGTCGCCAGCGGTATTGGTTTGGTTCAGTCCGCCTGTCAGGGTGCCGTGTGGAGCTGTCCATCCATAGGTGGAGTTGCCTGTGATTTCGGTCCAGGTGACGGTGCCGTCCGTGACCGTGCCGCCACGGGTCGTTGTGGACCCGGTGTAGTTGGTGGCGGTAGGTTCCGTGGCACCAGACGTGCCTGCCGTCGTGCAACGGAAGACACGTTCTTGGCCGACGGTGGGGGTGCCCGGACCTTGACGACGGATGTCACCGATCACGTAGGCCGTGCTGTTGGCCCGGGCCGTCACGGTCGCATATTTGGCTGAGCTTACATACCAGACTGCCATGTATCCTCAAGTTGAGCCGCGTGTTCAGCTAGGATGGCCTGAATGTCTGCATCGGCATCGGCCAGATAAAAGATGTCAATTGTTTCTCCCGTGGTGTGGACATGCTGCTCCTGCACGGAAATACGCCCGTCAACCTGGGTAATGGCTGAAACAATTGTCGAGGTCATTAGCCCTTGTTCTCGGTGTAGGTGAAGCTGGTCACGCTGACCTGGGCCCCGGCACTAATGCTCACGCTATTGAGGATAAGGTCCGCACTGGATGTGCCCACAGAACCGTCCAGGACTGCCGTGGTGCCATCCGACTTGAGGGCCCGGAACCATGTGGCCGTGCCGGTATTGTCGGCGCTAGAATCGGCGGTAATGGCATTGGCCGTGGCCACACCATTTGAGGCAGCTCCAAAGGCCGTCGAGCCGAATCGGAGTTCGGCCAGCAGGGTCTGAGTGCTGATGGCCGTGTTGGCGTCCGACGGCTTTGGGTCGGTATAGAGGCGGAGATAGCCGTTGTTCAAGAGGGGGCAGACGGCATCAGCCGCTGCACTCACTGCCGTGTTGGAACGCTTAGGACTAAGGGCCATTACTTTTGTTCTCCTTTAGGAACGATGCCTTCAATGAGGCCCGTTTCGGGATTACGCTTGACGGTATATTCAACCGGCATCCGAATCTCATTGTTAATGAGCATCGTCGGCTTTGCCGGTTCGGTTGACATTTGGGGCTGGTCCAGTTCCGGAGGTGGAGTGGCCAGGGGTGCCGGAGGCGGCAGAATCGTTGCCAGGATTTCGTTGATGGCCTGCTCAAGGCCGTATTCACGGCTCATGAGTTTGGCATCGTCTGGGTTAATATAGCACAAGTGGACCAGTGCATGGAAGACATTCACAGCCCAATGTTCATATTTCCAGGTGCGGGTTTCCGGGGACTTGAACAGGTCTACGTGCGCTTCCCAGTGGAGTTGGTGATTTTCCCAGGGCTGGGGCTTGGCTAGCTTACCATGTTCCAGCATGGCAATATTTTCGAGTTGGGCTTGCTCCTGGTCCCGTTGGTCCCGTTCAATCTCAAAGTCCGAGAAGTTCATACGGAGCATGTCCTGGACTCGCCGCTGAGTCTTCGGGTCAGGCGGCGGACCAAAGAGGCCCTCGGTGAACATCTGTCGGATCTGGTCGATACGGGCCGTCCTGAGTTGCGGCATCATCGTATCGGGCTCGATACGGATGTCAGCATTCTCGTCAATCGTGTCCTGGAAGAACTCGTAGATTTCCGGGATGTTTGAGCGGCCCGCAATGCTAATCATTCGGGGCACGTCATAGAACTGCTTCATCAGGTGCCGGATCTTGACGTAGGCTTCCTCCAGGGCAATGGCGTTCCGCTGGATGGTGGGGCCATGGACTTGATCGGCGGCTTCCTGGAGCAGGGAGGTCTGGAAGCCCGAGGATGCACCACCGACTCCACCCATGGCAGCTGGGTAGATGAGCGTGATGTCGTCCATCTCCTTGCGGATTGTGTTCAGAACATTCCAGGCATCCCCAATGACTGACGAGGGTTGGAGGAAGTTTGGCATCGGAATGCCAGGAATCCAGTTGACGTTGAGTCGTTCGCCAGCCTCACTGGTATAGGCGTCATCTGAGAGGTTTAGCTGCTTGGCCACCACGAGCTTGGGGAAGAAGTGCATAGCCAAGTTCTCGCCCATCTTGGACCGGTATTCGTTGTATTCGGACTGGAGTCCAATCAGGCGCTCGATGAAGGCATCTGGCCAGAATTGACCCGGAGCCGCATCATCACAGAGTTCGACGAAGGGATAGGGGTTACGGGTCAGATAGGTGAAGTTGCCCGGAAGCGAATCTTGCTGGTGGAGGAGTTTGTTTCCGGCCACGACAATGTAGCGGCCCTGGGTATATTCTTCGGTGGGCCCAATGAATCGCTCGATGAAGAGGGCGTGTGTGGGCAGTGTCTGGTCAAAGTTAACGGCTGACCGGGATGCCATGCCCTGCTGACGGGTGCCAAGGTCTGCAATTTGGCGCTGGTAGAAGAAGAGGTCAATGTCACCAGATTCGGGTGCAATCGAGTTGGGTTCGAGATTGTAGCGTTTCTCGATGTCTCGGCAGGGAAGCAAACGGACCCGCAGAATCTCTGGCTGATTTGCCATCAGTTCAATTCCCGGGTCCGCTGGCAGTATTTCGAAGGCCGAACAATATTCGACTTCGACTTCGCCCGTTAGTGGGGCGAGCTTGGAGTCCAACTTGGTTGGCGCATGTGAGATAGCATCGTCATTCCAGCGGACAGCCCAAAACGCTTTGCCAGTGACGGGCACCCACTGCATGGCTTGCACCCACTTGGAGCGCAACGATGCTTTTCGTGTGAAGTATTCTAGGGCTTTCTGGGACGCTCTGGCATTGAAGATATCCTCCCGGTCAGTCGTGGCTGGGATGACAGTGGGGTTAGGGGGAATGCGCGTGTATTTAGCGACCCGGGCCACATACTTCGGCTTGATGTGATTGATTCGGAATCGCTTTCGATGGGCCGGTTCGCGTTTCACTTCGAGCCGTGCCAAGTCCACATTCCAGCGGACGTCAGGGAAGCCTCGGAGTGCAGAGGCATTCAAATACCATTGGACTTCATAGGGGCGGCGAAGGAGCCGTCGCGTATCATAGGCCTTGACAGTCTCAGCGGCCAGGGCCGCGTCGTTCAACGGTTCACTCATGTTCGAAGGCTCCGGCCAAATGTTCGAAAGGATTTGCAGTCATGGGCTCCCACTCTTCGGCTTCCATACTTTCTCGGATCTTCACTCGGTCTTCGGGAGAGGTCGCCTTGAGTGGTGTCTCGCTCGGCTTGAACATGTCGAGCCAGGACTTGAAGACCTGGGCCTGGGCCGCATGTGCTTCCATCATGCTTTCAATAATCTTTGTATTCTGGGTCTGCTGCTGACGCATCAGTTCCAGTAGTTCGTGGACAAGAGTTTCGTTTTCCATTACACCCACGCCTCCTCTGACGCGGCTGCACGACGGCGAATGCAATCAACTCCCTCATCAAAGAGGGTTTTCTGTTTCACGATGGGCTTGGCGACTGGATAGGCCTGTAGAGCCACGGTGGCACCAAGGGCCACTACGGATGCCACGTCGTCATGCTTGCCATTGGGGGCCGAGATGGCCACACCACCCATGGCATTGAGCTTCTTTTGCAACTGGGTCAACTGTTGATAAATAACAACGTGGTCCAGGAGCTTGATTTTGTTGGTCCTCAACAGTTGGATGAGGGAGCCATACATCTTGGCCTTGGATTTGCCCGTAAAGTCGTGGCCAATGATGCTAAATTGGTGCTGCTGAGCCAGTTGCTGGAGGGCTTCCAGCTGATACTGGTCCGATACGACGTAACTCAGGGACCACTTCTTCACTTCGGATGCAATTTCCGCAATAATGATGGAGGGGTCCAGCGTGATTTTGAGTTTTTTGTCGGGTGTCCACGTTCTCAGCACGTCCTGGACGATAGTTCCGTTCCCGTCCATGTGAAAGATGGCAAATGCAAAGGAATCGTGCCGAAACGCTGGGTCCATGACCCCAATATAGTTGGGCTGGAGGGCCCCTTGCTCGTTCAGGAGCTTGGACCGCTCCTTGATGCCCTTCTGAGTGGCCTGTGCCACGAGGTCCGGTGGGATAAATCCCGAAATAGCTGAGACGAATCGGGCCAGGGACTCACGGACGAAGGCTTCTGGGTCTTCAGCCTGCAGTCGGGCCAGCTTTTTCTTGGTGACGCGGGGATTTTCCATGGCCCCCGTGCTGGCCTGCAGGACGAGTGTGTCTTCGTATTCGGCTCTGTCCTCCAGGGGCAGACGATAACCGCCCGTGCCAGCCCTCCAGTAGTCCCACAACAGGCCTTCTTCGGTGTAGGGTGTGGAGATGAGGAGCTGCTTGGCCCGGGGAAACTGGAGTTGGGCATAGGAGACGGCACGTTGGACTTCGTAGTCCGGGTTGGCTGCCTCAGAGGTGCGATACCAGAAGCCCAATTCGTCCCCGATGACGATGGGCATGGCGAACCCGCGACCTGTCTTGATGGCCGGTGGCTCTGGCAGCACGGTGATGCCATTCTTAAATTCGATTTTGTCCCGGGCTGTCGTCTTAATTTGGGCTTCCAGGGCCTTGGACTTGTTAGCCATCAGGGCAATATGGCCCATGTTGGCCTTGGCCGTGGCCAAGTCCTGTGCGATATAGGGGACAATGACGTCCTGGCCCTGGGTCACATGCTCTAGATGGCCCCCAAAAATGATTTCGTAGAGGGCAATGAAGGCCGTGATGGCTGCCGACTTTCCGGCCCGACGCCCTAGAATGCCGACCAGGACCGAGTATTCTTTTGGGTCATACGGCCAAACGTCGATGGACAGGGGAAATCCCAGCGCATCGTAGACCACTTTGTCATTGAAAATAGACCAGATGGCCAATTCGGCTGGCTCGGTCAGGGGCATCCCATAGAATGCCTTGATGGCCACTTGCTGGGGCCGCGACAGCGACTCCCAGCATGGCTTCATCAACTTTGGATCTTCAATGACTTCTGCCAGTGGCAGATAGGGAATAGAGGACATGTCTTACAGACCGGGAACGATGGTGCCCTCTCGCACCCCATCACGGACTTGGTCTGTGCAGCGTCGATGGGCCTCGGCCCGACTCTGGTCTGTGACTTCGATGGTTATGCCATGGATGTCCGTATAGCGGGCACAATAGGCTTCCCCGTCGAGCGTTAGATTGACGTCGATGGGAATCTGGTATCGGCCCTCCATCATGGCCTCATAAAATCGGTTCTGTCTCACGCAACACCTCCAGTGTTGCGCCCAATGGTGGCGTAGTTTTCGGCATGCTGGGCCAGAGGGGGCAGGCCCTTGACCTGACGCCAGTGGGCATTGGTGGCAATCCGGCTCAGGCGGCGTCTATGCCGACGGCTCAGGATCGGATACTGGTCCGTGAGACTGGTGAGTAGGGCTGCTCTCCATGCTGCCCTGATTTGCTGACGGTTCATTCTGGTCCTCCTCAGGCAGTGCCTGGGGCACTGCCGTAATGGTGATGGTATTCTCTAACAGTTGGGCCTTGTCACGTTTATTGGCAATATACGCGGCGAGGTCGTCATCCTTGGCCTGCTGGATACTTCCCTGGGCTGCTGGCCCTGTACGCAGCAGGTTGAGGCCCTTGAAGACTTCTACGGCGATCTTGGCATT